GTTTCGGTACATGGACATTGTTAGCTCAAGACTATGTTGGTCAAGAGCAATACGTTATCACCCCAGGCCACGGTTTTGATGGTGACAACAACGGCCCTCAAGCAGCGTTTCGTGCTTTGATGGTTGCTGGTGTGCCAATCTATCCAGACCCATATTGCCCTGAAGGTACTGTCTACTTCATCAACAGCAACTACTTGTCGTTGTACATCCATGAGCAAGGCTCATTTGTGTTCACTGGCTTTGAATCGACGCTGCCTAACTGGCAGATTGGTTATGTAGGTGCGGTGTTGATGATTGCGGAATTGGTATCGACCAAACCCAAGACCATGACCCGTGTGTCTGGTTATAACTCAATTGCACTCTAAGGAGAAATAGTCATGGCTCTCGGCTTAAACAAAATCCTCCTTTCCTCTGCTGGCGCAAACACACCAGGTGCTTATTGGCAGTTAACAACACTGAGCGCAAATAACGCTACCGTGCTGGTTCCTGCTGGTACATACTTGTTGTTCCCAACAGCAAACGTAACAATTGAAGCAGTGTCGGCTTACAACACCAATACTGCTTGCACAACGCCATCAACTTGGTCAACACTCATTGCCAATAACACGGGCGGTGTTTTGTTGTCTGACGGTGTAAACGTCCGTGCAAACGTCATTGTTGCAACCGCTACAACGATTACTCTTGCTACTGTTAACGGTGGTCAAGCAGTAAGCGGCACGTTTAACAGTTAAGGAAACAACATGGCTAATCCAGATTCAGTCGCACAATATACTTTAGACAGTTTCGGAAATGGTCGTATTGGCGTTGTTAAAACCGCTTCACTTGCTACCACCGGTAATGCAGTAGTCACTATTCCATTATTGAGTGGTGGCTTAACCAATGCTGGTGCAATACAAGGGTCTGGTGCGGTGATTGTACGGAGAATTACTGTACAAAATCCAACTGGTAACGTCAGTGCGGGTAACATAGCAATCAGTATTTCCAGCACAGGTAACGTAGCAACTGCCAATGCGGTGGTTGCCAACGTGGTGTTAACTAACTTGACGGGTGCTGGCACTTATCAAGATTTAACCATTGCTGGTGGTTTTGCTGCTAATACCGTTGTTAGCGGTTATCAAACGCAATGCTTGTATGTAAACATCAATACTGGATCGTCTAACGGTACAGTTGATATTGCCGTGTACGGCGATGTTGTGAGTTTCTGATGATTTCAATATTCGTAACCAATTTAACTGAAAAGAAACTGGTAGATGGTTTTGCTGGCGTGAAGTATACCTTTTTGCCAGGTGAACCCGTTGAAGTTCCTATTGAAGTTGCCAAGCACGTTTTTGGTTACGGAGATGAAAACAAAGAACCTTATTTGGCTCGGCTTGGCTGGATTAAGACCACAAACGATATTGAGGATGGTTTAGCTATCCTTGCTAAGTGGACTTTTTCCGACAAGCCACCAGAAAAGAACCATTCGTTATCCCCGGTGGTGGAAAGAGTACCTCTGCGAGCTGTTAAGCAGACAGAGGGAAAAGTCCGATCTGTTGCTTAAACTATGGAACGTAAATGTCGAAAACCCTCTCCGGTTATATTACGGAAGTCAGACGTTTATTGCATGATGCCAACGCTAATTTTTACACGGATCAGCAACTAACGGACTATATTAACGCTGCCCGAAACCGGTTAGTGCGTGATACAGGCTGTCTGCGTACTATCCAGGTTATACAAGCCCCCGCACCACCTGCAACAACGATTAACAATGTCACAGCAACAAACCCTGTGACTTGGCAAGCAAGTACCGCTTATACAGCCGGTCAATTCTTGTTTAGCAACATTTTTACTTATCAAGTCACGACTGCTGGCACAACCGGCACAACTGCGCCCCCGTATCCGTTAAGTAGCAGCTCAAGCTACAACAACTATCCACCATCCACAGAATTTTTTAATGGAACGTGCGGATTAACGTATGTCGGTAATGTTGAGCAGATTCCGTTTAGCACGTTGCCACAAGGCCAGCAAACCCTAGACATTTTGAACATCAATTTGTATTGGGGTAATAGTCGTGTGCCATTAGATTACTTGGCTTGGACAGATTTCAACGCCAGATTGCGGTTTTGGCAGAATTACATTGGTAGACCGTGTGCTTTCTCGGTTTATGGTCAAAATACCATTTATATTGGTCCGATACCGGATCAAATTTATCAAATTGAGATTGATACGGTGATTTTGCCGACTGATTTGGTATTAACCACGCCAACGGTTACAGATTCCATTCAAGACCCGTATACAACCCCTGTTCAATTCTATGCAGCGTATTTAGCCAAGTATTACGAGCAATCGTTTGGTGAAGCAGAGATTTACAAGCAAGAATATTCAAAACAAGCTATTTCTGTGTTGAATACTGTCTTTAATCGTCGTATTCCTTCTGCTTACAGCAACATTTATTAAGATGGCTACGGCAGAGCAAAAAAAATCATATCAAGTTGTCAAAACCTTTCGTGGCCTTGACACACAAGCCAATCGCACTGCTATCAAAGATGATGAGTTTTCTTGGCTGGAAAACGCTCAACCCATTGGTTATGCCAACTTAAAAATTATTCCCAATTACAACACGGTGAGTATTTCCAATACCGCTGTGACATGGGCTAATACCGCTACAACACTTTCGTCTGGCAGCATCAATGTTAAAGATTACATTGTGGCGTTTGAAGCAGACGGTAGTGCTGAGTATTACAACGCTACTGACGGAACAAAAGGCACAGTTGCTGCATCCGGTACGTTTAGCGGTTCAGGTGTACAAACTGCACAATGGAAAAACAGTAATTTATTGATTCTTGATTCGTCCAAAGGTTATTTTGCTTGGGATGGCAATAATGTTGTAACCATTGGTTCTGTTGGCATCATTGCGGTGACTAACGGCGGTACTAGTTACAGCAGTCCAAGCGTAAGTATTGGCGCACCTGGCACAAACGGTACGCAAGCCAATGCGGTGGCAACGGTGTTATCCGGTGTAGTCGAAACCGTATCGCTTTCTGATGCTGGCTCAGGATATAACTCAGCCTCCCCGCCAAGCGTCACGATTCTAGATAGTGCTGGTAGTGGTGCAACGGCAATTGCAGGAGTTGTGACGTTTGCAACCGGTACGGCATCAGCGGTAGTGGTAACAGGTGGTAAAGGGTATACCAACTCAGCCAATACGGTTGTGTCATTCTCAGGCGGGGGTGGCTCAGGTGCGGCAGGTACGGCTGTTCTGTCCGGTGGTCAGGTTGTTGAAGTAGTGATTACTAATCCAGGTTCAGGTTACACCAATGCGTCTAATTTAACGGTGACTGTATCAGGCGGTGGTGGAACAGGCGCAGTGCTTAAAGGTATTGTCAATTCTGATTCTAATGTTGGGATTGCATCGTTTAGCGGCAGGGTATGGATTGCGGCTGGGCGTACCATTTATTATTCAGCAGTCAATTCTTATACAGATTTTACGTCTGTATCGGCTGGTTCGTTTGTGTTGACCGACGAAACCTTGCACGGAAATATCCAGCAAATTATTTCTGCTAATAATTTCTTATATATTTTTGGTGATGACAGTATTAACGTGATTTCTAATGTCACGGTGGATACGAATGGTGTGACGGTGTTTACCAACACCAACATTTCAGCATCGGTTGGATCAAAGCGTCCTTACGCAATATTCCCGTATTTTCGGTCTATTTTGTTCTTAAACGACTATGGCGTGTACGCTTTAGTAGGAAGTACGACAACTAAACTGTCTGACCCGCTTGATGGCTTGTTCCCTAATATTGACTTTACTTATCCCATTTATGCGGGACAAGTATTGCTAAACAATATTTTGTGTGCTGCGTTTAACTTTAGATATTATGACGCAACGTTTACGCAAACGTATCGGTATATTCAGGCGGTGTTTTTTGAGAAGAAATGGTTTTTAACGTCACAAGGCGATAACTTAAAATACATTACTTCTGTGCCATTGAACGGTAAAATTACATTGTTTGGCACGGATGGATCAACGCTTTATCAGTTGTATCAGAATACGTCTGGATCAATCACCAGTCGGATACAAACGGCTTTGTTGCCAATGACTGATCCGATACGGACTAAGCAAGCGTTAAAGATTGGCATTGAAGCAACGGCTACTAATACCAGCTCAGTAACGATGTCAGCCACGGTGGATTCTGAGACGGGTTCAAGTCCAGCGTATACGTTAAGTTCTTTAGTGGCTTGGCAAAATAATAATTTGACAACGATTACTTGGACAAATAACAGCAGTACGACAATTGGCTGGGGTCAGATTGGATATAGTTTGTACAAAACAGACGCATCGCAGTATGGAAAATATCTTGGCATTACAGTAACATCAAGCAATCCCGCTTTTACTGTAAATGGATTTGAATTTGAACATGAATTAAGAGTGAGGTTCTAATGACTGTCCCCTATACTTTTGCTACGGCAACCACTGCAATCCCGTTATCACAACTGGATTCTAATTTTGCGACAGGCATCACTCTTGGTAACACCACGGTGTATCTGGGCAACACCACAACAT